TTTTCGGCGGCTCTTTGTTTAGTGCTATGCACGGTAGCCTTGTCACCTCTTCTCTTATTCGTGAAACCACTGAAGATATTTCTCAGAACTATGGTTACAAGTTTGGACAAGAGGAAGAAACTTACAACATCGTAGCAGCACATGGCTACTTCGGACGACTTATTTTCCAGTACGCATCCTTTAACAATAGCCGTAGCCTTCACTTTTTTCTGGCTGCTTGGCCTGTTGTTGGTATTTGGTTCGCTGCTCTTGGCGTCAGCACGATGGCTTTTAATCTTAACGGTTTTAATTTTAACCAGTCCCTTCTTGATAGTCAGGGACGTGTTGTGGATACTTGGGCAGACATTCTTAACAAAGCCAACCTCGGCTTTGAAGTCATGCATGAACGAAACGCCCACAACTTTCCTCTGGACTTGGCTACTGCTGAGACAACTCCAGTGGCCCTCACCGCCCCCGCTATTGGTTAATGAACGACACTAACATTTGGCCTACTGAACCTACCATGTATCCTGATCACAATTACACCGTGCCTCATAATGAACGAGCTGAACAGCTCAATGGTCGCCTGGCTATGCTTGGCGTCATGGCTGCTCTGGGTGCTTACGCACTGACTGGACAAATTATCCCTGGTATTTGGTAATGCCTAAACAAGGTCTTTATGCAAACATCCACGCCAAACGTAAGCGTATCGCTGAAGGCAGTGGTGAGAAGATGAGGAAACCTGGCAGTGCCGGTGCTCCTACTGCTGCCCAATTTAAGGCATCAGCTAAGACCGCTAAAAAACGTAAGTACGCTAAGTAAACTTTTACAGGTTGGAGGCACCTCAGAGTCGGACCTCCTTCCTCTTGGCATTGGCCCCTTACGAGGGACACCCTTTGCCGTCATGACGGTGGGATAGACCACAAAATAAAACTCAAAAATTTCTAAACGTTTAGAGCAAGTCTTTTCCTTAAAATTCTTTCTCTTTTTTAACAATGGCTAACGCTACCCAAACTTCGCTGGGTCGGATCAATCTTGCTTCCGGCTCTGCATATGATACTAAGTATGGGCTGTATTTGAAGCTTTTCTCTGGTGAGATGTTCAAAGGCTTCCAGCACAATACTATCGCTCGTGATCTGGTGATGAAGCGGACCCTCAAGTCCGGCAAGAGTCTGCAGTTCATCTATACTGGACGTATGGACGCTTCGTTCCACACGCCTGGTACTCCTATCCTTGGCTCCGGTGATCCCCCGGTGGCTGAGAAGACCATTGTGGTGGATGACCTGCTGGTCTCCAGCGCATTTGTGTATGATCTCGATGAAACCCTTGCTCACTATGAGCTGCGTGGTGAGATCAGCCGCAAGATTGGTTATGCTCTGGCTGAGCACTATGATCGTCGTATCTTCCGCGCTATCGTGCGTGGTGCTCGTGCTGCTCACCCCGTGTCTGCAACCGGCAAGGTTGAGCCCGGCGGTTCTCAAATTCAAATCGGTACTGGTGCAGGCACCACTGCTGATGCTCTCGACTCCACCAAGATTGTGGCTGCCTTCTTTGAAGCTGCTGCTGTCCTGGATGAGAAGGGTGTGTCGCAAGATGGTCGTGTGGCTGTCCTCAGCCCCCGTCAGTACTACGCACTGGTGGAGAATGTCTCCAGCAATGCTCTGATCAACCGTGACGTGCAGGGTGATGCTCTGCAAGGCGGTAACGGCATCATGTCGATCGCCGGTATTAAGATCTACAAGTCCATGAACCTGCCCTTCCTGGGTAAGTATGGTACTGCTTCGACCATTGACAATGCTGGCTCCTTCGTGGGCGCTAGCGTTGAGGCTACCGCCACTGGCGAAAACAACCCCTACGGTTCTGCTACTGACTTCGACACCTCCTGCGGCCTGATCTTCCAGCGTGAAGCAGCCGGTGTTGTTGAGACCATTGGACCCCAGGTTCAAGTCACCAGCGGTGACGTGTCCGTGATCTATCAAGGAGACGTTATCCTGGGTCGTCTGGCTATGGGCTGTGATTACCTGAACCCTGCTGCTTGTGTGGAACTCCACGCTACCAGCACTGCCGGTTCTGCTTTCTGATAACACTTTTGTTGTTTACTGGGGCTCCTTCGGGAGCCCTTTTTTTATAGTTACTATGGCAACCCCTTCCTACGCAACGTCCACCGAACTGGATGCTGTAAACTCAATTTTAATGAGTATCGGTGAGTCTCCGGTCAATACTCTTGATACACAAAGTCCTGAAGTTGTTATTGCTCAGAGCACTCTTCGACAGGTGTGCCGTGAAATCCAATCAGAGGGTTGGAGCTATAACACTGAATATGAATACCCCTTTGTTTTAAACTCTAATAAAGAAGTTATTATCCCTCCTACTGTTTTGCAGATTGATGTGAACAGGTATCAACATCAAGACAACTATGATGTGGTACGACGTGAGGGTAAACTGTATGACCGTTACAATCACACTTACAAATTTACAGGACTTGAAACCCTGTATTGTGATGTTGTGTGGTTCTATGAATTTGCTGACATTCCTCAGGCTTTCCGTGATTACATTACTGCCCGTGCTGCTCGTATTGCAGCAGGTCGGATGGTGAGCGACACTGATACTGTTCGTATCCTTCAAGCTGATGAGCAGACTCTACGTGCTTTGGCTCTTGAGTATGATACTAAACAGTCTGATTACAATGTGTTCAACTCTGTTGATCTGAGAAACCCCTACACCAGCTTCAAACCGTTCCAAGCTCTTAGTCGATAATGGCAGCTATTAACCAACGTATTCCTAACTTTCTGGGTGGTGTATCACAGCAACCAGATTTTATCAAGTTTCCTGGACAACTCAGAACCTGTCATAATGCTCTGCCTGATGTCACCTTTGGTTTGGTTAAACGTCCTCCTGGTGAATACGTTGGTCTGCTAGCTAATGCTGAAGACGGTGGGCAATGGTTTGAGATTGTTAGAGATCAGGATCGTAAATACATTGTTCAGATTACAGACACACCTGCTATTTTAGTCTGGGATTTATCTGATGGATCACAACAAACCGTTAATGTCGCTAGTGGTGTCAACCTTAATTATCTTGCTCGTTCTGCTGGTTCTACCAAACCTTACGGGCTCCTGACTATTAATGATTACACCTTTATTGCTAACCCAGATAAAACTGTAGCTTCTGCTCGTACTACTCCTACGTTCCAAGATTACTATGGATTTATCAGTGTAGACTCCATTGTTTACAATAGTGAATATGTAGTCTCTTTGGGTAATTCCAGTATCAGCTCTAGTACTAAATACAGAGCAGAAACTCTTTCTGTTGTTAAACAAGGTACATCTAGTAGTACGTGGATTGATGACGACGGTAGTGCCCCTTATACTGGACAGCAGGAGTTTTATAGCACTGCTTCTGGTAGTAATGGTGTTAAAGGTACAGTTACTGTTAATGCTCAACAAATCATTGACCACAGTGAATCAAGTAGTGGAGTAGCCGGTGGTTATGACACCCGTTATACTGCTCAAGTAGTGTTGCAAGATACGGGTGACGACGTTACCAATGGTAGTACTATTACTGTAAATGTTGCAGGGATTGACTACACTGTAACTATTACTGGAGTAACTTCTTACGAGAGTTACGTTGATAGCAATGCTGCTTTCTACCGCACCCCTAAAAGTGCTCAGAAAGGTACACTAAATATTGACAGTCTTCTTGGCTCCCTTAAAGATGCTATTGAAACCAAATACCCTGATGTAACGGCTACTCCTACTGGTAATGGTTTGTTCCTAAGCAGTACTTCTAGCTTTGGTAGTATCTCTGTTAGAGGTGGTATTGCTGGTGACTCTTTGTATGGGTTTACAGAAGCCGTGCAAAACGTCAGCAGACTACCTGCTTACTGTAAACATGGGTACATTGTTAAAGTATCTAACACAGAAAATGCAGGTGAAGATGATTACTATGTGAAGTTTGTTGCTGATAACGGTGACCTTGGTAGTGGTATCTGGGATGAGACTGTCAAGCCTGACATCACTGCTGGGTTTAGTTATGCAACCATGCCTCATGCATTGGTAAACAACCTAGATGGTACGTTCACCTTTACAACGCTTGATCCAACAAATGAGCCAGATAATTACTGGAAGGATAGAGAAGCTGGTGATGAAGACACCAACCCTATGCCTACATTTGTTGGTAAAAATATTTCACAGCTTTTCTTCTATCGTAATCGTTTAGGATTAGTAGCAGATGAGCAAGTTGTTCTTAGTCAGCCTGCTGATTATTTTAACTTCTTTATCAAATCTGCTATCACTGTTAGTGATTCTGATCCGATTGATCTAGCTACGTCTGATACTAAACCCGCAATCATTAACCACGCTCTTCCTCTACAGAAGGGTGTTTTGTTTTTTAGTGAGAATGCTCAGTTCTTGCTGTTCACAGATTCAGAACAGTTTGGTCCTAAGACTGCTCAACTAAAAAAAGTGTCTGCCTATGAATGTAGTAAAGACATTCCTCCGGTTGACATGGGTACATCAGTCATGTTTATTACCAACTCCTCCTCTTTTGCTAAAGCATTTGAGATTGTAATTGGCAGTGAAAATGATCCTCCTAGGGTGGTAGAACAGACCAGGGTTATTCCTGAGTTTATTCCTAAAGACATTAATGATGTCTCTATCTCTACTCAAGCTGGTATTGTAACCTATGCAAAATCAGGTACAAGTAACCTGTATCACTACAAGTACTTTAGTAGTGGTGATCGTAGAGAGCAATCTTCCTGGTACACCTGGGGACTAACTGGAACACTTCAGCACAGCCTTTACACAGGAGGTAATTACTACACTGTTACTAAACAAGGCAGTGAGTATGTGCTTTCTAAGTATGAACTTATTACTGAATCTACTGCAAATCGTAGCTATGTAATTGGTGAAGGAGATCCTAGTTCTCCTACTACCACTAGCCGTAGATTTGAAGCAGTGTTGGATAATATGTTTGTTCCTGAAGCTGGAGATAAAACTCTAGTAGACGGTAACACCACTATTACCCTTCCTTACACTATTCAAGATAGCGGTGCTAATTTGTACATGGTTGTGTTGTCCGGCACTGATTCTGGTTATGTGGTTTCACCAGATAGTGTTAGCGGTAATGATGCAACCTTTAATGACATTGATGTTACTTCTGTCAATGTAGCTATTGGTTATCGGTACATAATGGAAGTAGAGCTGCCTTCGTTCTACTATTCTATTGAGCGTGGGTCTTATGATGTTGATGCTGATCTACGGATTCAACGCATTAACTTTGAGCTAGGTGTATCTGGTCCTATGGAGTTCCATCTATCGGCTCCTCAGACTGCTACTCACATTCAATATGAATCAGGAATCATTGCTGATTCAAACGCCTTTAATACTATTCCTTCTAAACTATACAAATCAGTCAGTGTTCCTATCTATAAAAAGAATGATAAGTACACTCTGATTGTTAAAGTTCCTGACCCGTTTACCACCACTATTGTCTCAGCCAGCTGGGACGGAAGATATGACAACAGACGGCATGTACGTCGGTAAGTACATTCAACCATGCACTCCTGAACTAGCTCTTCAAGTAGGTATTAACCTGCGTTGGGAAGACAAACGTGAAGTAGAAGAGACAACAGGACTGACTGCTCCGGCAGCGGTCCTGGAGTCTTACTACAGATCTGCCTTTACGGTGTTTTTCACGGTGCCCAACGGCAAGGCTGCCGGTGTGGCAGGCGTGACTCCAGATAACCGTATCTGGATGCTATGTACACAAGCTAGTGAAGAGTATCCACACACATTCGTTAGAGAAGCGAGACGCTGGATCAAGGGTCTCCCAAATGAATATCTTTGGAATCATGCTGACATGAGGAATGAGAGTCATATTAAACTTCTCAAACTTCTTGGTTTTACGTTTCTCAGGTATTATGTTATCAACGGTGTTCCTCTTATTGAATTTATAAAACTATGTGTGAACCCATAAGCATTACAATGGGGATACTGTCAGCGGTTGGTGCAGGAGCTTCAGCCATTGGACAGCACCAACAACAACAAGACATGGTTGCGCGTTCTAACGCAATCGCTCAGCAACAGTATCAACAACAACTACAAATCAATGCCTATAATGATCGCGTAAAGGGTCAAGCGTATGAAGCTCAGCTTAATGCTAACGCTGCAGCCAAAAACTCTTATTATAGGCAGCTATCTGCAAACCAAGTTGAAGCTAACCGAGCTATAACTGCAGAACAGAACAAACTACAAGAACAAAAACAATCCGCTAGTTTCCAAGCTCAAAAGAATTTAGCAGAAGCCATTCAAGCACAGGGAGCCATTTTATCTACGGGTAAAGTTGGGCAATCTTTCTTGCTTCAAGCTATGGATGCACAACGTCAGCTTGGTTTTGAACAAGCACAGATTGATGCAACTCTTTATGACGCTGCTCGTGCTAATGCATTGGCTCAAGAGGGTGTTGTATTGGATCAGGCTTCGGCTAACTATGCAGCTTGGAACAACCTTCCTGCTGATCCTCTGTCACCTGAAGCTTCCTTTGCTCCAATCAAGCCTATTAATCAACGTGGCCCTTCTGGGCTTGCTTTGGCTGGTAACCTGACTAGTGCTGTTGTTGGAGGTGTATCAACAGGAATATCTACATATGGGTCTTTAGAAAGCTCTGGTCTTATTGATTAATTAAAACATCATGCCATATCAAGGTAGTGCACAATCTATCGGATTCCGCAATAGAACTGTAATTGATCCTTCCAAGCGTATGCGTGAGGAAGCTCAGTTAATTAAAGAACAGGGACAGGAACGGGTCCGAGGGATGGAGACGCAAGCGTCTCAACAGATTCGGGAAATGGAGCGTGTCAGCGAGCTACAGGCTGGCAATGCTCGTTATGAGCTTCAAGCTCTTGGTCAGTTCAGTAAAACTATTGACAACTTCATGAAAGATGTTGTCGTAGAAGAAACCAAGAAATACAATGAAAACCAGTTTTACGAAGGCGTTAAAGCTTATGAACTGGAAGGACTCAACGGTAATCAACAACCTTCTCAGGAAGTTGATGCTGCTATCAAACAAAGCGAGAACGTTCACGTTAAAGCAAACGAGTTAGCTAAAACCATCCCTGATGAGGATGCAGCTGATCGAGTGCGTAAGGTATCTAAGGCGTATCAAAACGGATACAACTTTGCTGCAATGAACGCTTCTGGTGCTTCCTTTGGTGAGCACTTGTTGAGTGAACTACAGTCCAGTACTGTAGAGGTTGTTGACCCTACAACTGGCAAACCTTTTTTAATCAAAGACGCTAAGGGTCCTGAGCAATGGGAAGCTGCTGCTCAGTACGTTAAGTCTGAATACATCAAGAAGAACAACCCTGCTGGTCTGAGTGCTAAGGTTATTGCTACTAAGCTTGTTCCTCAGCTAAACCAGGCTATTCAAATTCAGCGTAAACAGTACATCCAACAGTATCGTAGAGAAACTGCTCTGGGTGAACTAGATGCGGAAGAGAATCGTCTCTACAATTCCTTGGTTGGTACTGAGGGGTTTGTTGATTCTAACACTGCTATTCAAAACTTCCTCAAGATTACCCCTGACATTTTTGACAGACTGGGTACTCCTGAAGGCGGCATGAGAGCTGCTAGGAATTTTCTTGGTAAAACTGTTCAAGATATTATCAAGAGTGATCCTGAAAAGGTAGATGGTCTAATCAAGACTCTTGAAGAGACTAAAATTGAAGGTCACCCTGCAGGAGCAAAGACTCTCTTTGAACTGTATGGTGATGAGTTTAATCCTACTGAATTAAGGGCTCTTGCTCAACAGGCTCGCATCACTAAATTCAACGCTCAACAGAGTGAAGAGAAGATGCAAGCTACCGCAGTCTTTGATGCTACCCTAACTGCTTTCCAGCAAGGAGCTAGTGACATTGATCGTCTGTCTTTGATCAAAGAGTTTGCAGAGAAGTTTCCTAGCCAAATTGCTATGATCAGTCAGCTCAGTTCCTGGGAACCGGCTGTACTTGGAGTAGATGCTTCTGAAGCTAAGATTCTTGCACTTAGGGCTCAGTATGGTGGTGAAATTCCTAAGAGTGAAGTTAAGAATCTGGATCCTTCTGTGTTGACTAAATATCAAAACGATATTGTTGAAACACCGTTTGGCTCTAATGATAAGGAAGCTATTAAAGAAGGTCAGCGAATTGTTACGGCTGCTATTAAAGAAGTTCGTAAGATTACTACCAATGATTCTGTTATGTATGATGATGCCATTCGAGCAGAACGTACTGCTCATGGTATGATCATGCCTATGGCTAGAGAAATCTACAAGAATGCCCAGGCTGCAGGTACGCCTATCAGTCATGGTGAAGCTATTCGCAGGGCTGCTGGTCAGGTTGCTGATCAGATTGAAGCTGCTCAAAGTGATCCTAAGAATCGGTTCTATTCTGAATCTGGTCGAGGGTTTACTAAGTTTGAAAAAGAGGCTGGAGCTACTAGCATTGATAGAGCTTTGGCTACTCAAAAAACAGACTATCGTAGAGCACAGCTGCTGCTGAAAAAGAATGGAAACGCATTGATTAATGAGCGTATTGTTAGCAATCCTGCTGATCTGGAACTCGGAGCAACAGGAACCCCTAAGCCCTTTTTTTATGCTTTGGCTAAACTAGATGGCAGGCGTACTGCATTTGAGATTCTTAATGCTCAACGTAGTAAGCGTGGTTTGCCCCCAATTAAGCCTCCTAAAGAGGGTCAAGTATTGCAAAGCATTCTTGATAAGTTCCCAGCTGTTAAGCAGGCTTATGCATCGTATCCTAGCTATCAAACTATTAACCGTGGTTTAGATACTATTGGTACTGTTAGTCCTGGTAATATGCTAAAAGCTCTTGGTTATCAAGAATCTGGTGGTAACTATCAAGCGTACAATGCTGATGCCTATGGTGCTAGCAACCCTGCACTTGGTAAATATCAAATCCTTTGGACTACTGCTCTTGGTTGGGCTAAAGCTGCTGGCATGACTCCTCCTGCTTCTAAGCAAGCGTTTCTAAATAGTCCTCAGTATCAAGAGTCTCTTGCTCGATGGGCCATTAGTAATTACCTTAGTCAAGCTGGTAAGCGTACTAAAGATCCTAAGATTGCTATCCGCATGGCTGCAGCTATGTGGTATGGCGGTGCAAGCTCTATTGACATTTACGATAGAACTACTAAAGAAACAGGTGGTCGTTACCCAAGTATGCGTGAATACACTACTTCTGTTCTCAATCATTATATGCGAGGTTCCTAATGCAAAACGAATTTAATACTCTTGGTGCTCAGGAAACCAACCCCGCGATTGAAACAGATTGGCTTAACAGGGCTACGGCTGCTGAAGCAAGGATAGAAGATCTGGATGCTGCTGAGGCTGAGCAACAAGCTCTTGCAGCTAAAGCAGCAGAGCCTAAACCTACCTTTATGTCAGAGACTGGCGCTGCCATTGGTGGTGGTCTAGCTGACGTTGTTGAAAGCGTTGGTGGGTTTGCTGAGTTGACTGGTGATACCCTGAAGACTGGTTTTAACCAGCTCTTCGGGCGTCCCATCGATGATACACAAAACCCTTTTAGCTCTGAGTATCAAGCAAATGATGCTGGGTGGCTTGACATTCCTGATACCTGGGTTCCTGAGAATAAAACTGGTCTGGGTAAGTTTGCCCGTGGATTGGTCGAATTTGGCGTTCTAACAGCTGCTACTGGCGGTGTAGGTGGTGCTACCCTCGGGGGTGCTCGCTTAGGCGTTAGAGGGCTTGCTGCAGCCCGTGCAGCGGGCGTTGGCGCTAAAGGTACTAGGATGCTAAAGTTTGTTGGTAAAGGTGGTAAGATTGCCACTGAAGGTGCTATTGCTGATCTGGTATCTAGCAGCTCTGAAGCCGCTAACCTTGCCAACCTTGCTCAAGAACATACCCCCTGGCTTGCTCCTTGGGTTAGCAACGCTCTTGCTATTGATCCTGAAGATAACCCCTGGCTTGCTCGTATTAAGACTGTAGCTTCTGGTGCAGGTGTTAACTTAGTTGGTCATGGAATTGCCTCTTTTGCAAAAGGTAGCTGGGCTGCTCATAGGGCTAGAGCTGCAGGTAAGTCTGTGGATGAAGCCAATGAGATTGGAAACAAGGTCATGCAAGACGAGATGGATAATGCCACTCGTTTGGATGAAGACGCAGCTACTGAAATGGCTGCTGATCGTTTTACTCAAGGCTACGGCGTCAGCCATGCTGATCCTCGTGATGAGTACCTTCGTACCTACCTCAGTGAAGAAGAGTATGCACGCTACACTGCTAAACCTGCAGTTGAAGGTGTTGCTACACAGCTTCAAGATGTAGAGCAACAAATCGCTGCTGCTAAACAAGCTGGTGATAAAGCACAAGTACGTGAACTAAATAAAACTAAACGAGAGCTTGAAAAGCAAGTCCAGTTAGATGATACTGATCAACTTGACTATGAAGCTCTTGCTGATCAACGTGGTGCTGAAGTAGGAGATGTCTTTGATTTTGAAGCATATCAAAGCACCAATCAGGCGGCGGAAGGTTTTGGACGTACCCCTGATCCTTTTGTTAATCCTGGTAAATTTGATAGCGTGGAACGCGCCACCTATCGACCCGACCCTGATGCAACTAAAACCAACTTGCGAGAAAGTGTCAAAGACATGAAGCAAGGTGGTGAAGGTCGCAGCTACAATCCTTTGTTTACTGAGACTGCTCTTCAACAGATGTCTCGTGGTGATAAGAACCTCAAAGAGTATATCAATGAGGTAGCTGATGATATTAGTTCAGAGGTATTTAAATCTTTGGACAACACCATGAACTATAAAGAAGTTAAAGAACTCATTGTGCGTCAAGCCAGTGAGCTTACTTCTATGATTGAAGATGGAGGTGACATTGCTAAAAGTTTTGCTAATTACTTTGAAAAGCGGGACAAGAATGCCCGTGTCTACATTGATGACGGTAACAAGATTGTAACTGGTTCTCCTTCACAAAAAGCTGCTCTTCAGCTTGTCATCAATACTCTTGCTAAACAAGTAGAGGGTATTGCTACTGGCACTATGTTTGTTGCTGATGATCTGCCTATTGGTCGTCAAGCTGAGATGGTGTTTGATGCAATGAAGGTTGCATTGACTGAGCATAAAAAGATTGGCTACATGTGGGGTCTAGACGGTAAGTATCAGCAAATGAGCCTGATGCCTAAAGCCGTTAAAGAAGCTACTGAAACTCAACTTAAAAAGATCAGTGATGATATGGACGAGTACTTTGGTGCTCTTCATGATCTTCACAAACAAGGTCGCTATGATGAGTTGCGTGACTTGATGGAGATTCATGCTCTATCTGGTGGTAAGGTTCGGACTCTAGAGCACGTGCATGACTTCCTTAAGGCTAAGCTTACTGGTGGTCAGATGGATGGTATCCATATTCGTGGGCGTGTTCGTCAAGAACTGCAATCTACTTTCTACAACTCTGTCTTGAGTTCTCTTAAGACTCCTATTAAAGCTGTTGTTGGTACGAACCTGATTGGTGTTATTCGTCCTATTCAAGCTTACATAGGTGCTGGTCTTCGGATGAATAAACAAGAGATGGCAGTAGCTGCTGCTACTCTTGACTCTCTTGGTAAGGCTTGGGCTGAAGGAATCCAGATGTTTAAGTACAACTGGGATCTTGGCGTAAATCGTAAAGCTCAAAGCTATGACGGCAAGTTTGATCTGGAAACTGATCTAGCTGATTGGCAGGCAATGAAGCCTTTCTATGATAAGTATGGTTCTGCCACAGAGAAGCGTGCTTATGAGGCTCTTGATACCATTGTCAAGTTTAATACTAACCCTTGGGTTAAGTATAGCCAGAATGCTATGGGAGCTGGTGATGCTCTTGCTCGTACGATCATTGGTCGGTATGAGATGAGAATGCGTGCTGCTCGTCAGGCTATTGATGAAGGAGTTAGTCTGGATAAACTTACAGACTATGCTCGTAAATACGAAGATAATTTTAGGGATGAAATCTTTAAAGTAAACGGCGATGGCAAGTACATTGTGTCTGATGCAGCAGCTAGAATGGCTGGTGATGAGGCAGCAATGACTCGTGCATTGGAAGAAAACTTTAAAGGTTTTGAGCTTATCTCAAACATTCCTGGAATGAAAGCATTCTTCCCGTTTGTTCGTACAGGCTTTAATGCTTTGAACTTGACCTTTGAACATACCCCCTTGGCTATGTTTAAAGATAAGTACAAGGACATTATGAATGGCAATAATCTTGAAAAGTACGCTATTCGTCCTGAAGATCTTCCTCAAGCACAGGCTCTGATGGAAGGTCGTATTGCTATGGGTTCCACCATCATGGGTATGGCAACGCTTGCTGCTCTATCCGGTAACCTGACTGGTGATTACCCTTATGATAAGGAAAGCCGCGATACGTGGAAAGCAGCTGGCATTCAACCCTACTCGTTTAAAGTGGGTGATGTCTACATTTCCTACAAAGACTTGGAACCATTTAATACATTGTTTAGCTCAATGGCTAACGTTGTGCAAAATGCCGATGTATTGGGTGAAGAGTGGACTGACAACTGGATTAATAAGCTGACGTTCATGACAGCTGCTGTTCTGGTTGATAAGTCTATGCTGGCTGGTGTTGAAGACCTTGCTCGTTTGATGAATGCAGATACTTCTGAAGAACTGCTAAAACAAACTGGTTCTCGTTACATCCGTTCTCACCTTCCTTATGCTGGTCTTCTTGGACAGCTTGGTGATATCTTGGATTCTAACCAGAAAGAAGCAGTATCTCTTCAGGAGATGATTGTTCGTCGGGATGCTATCTTTAAGTCTGTACTGCCTCCTAAGTATGATGTACTTAGTAAGGACCGTTCTGGTAAACAGCTAACTTATGGGGCTGATAATCCTCTGCTTAAGCTGTTTAACTCCCTGAGCCCGATTCCAGTTACTATTACTGAAGGGGATCCTATCAAAGAAGCGTTGGTTGCTATGCGATTCAACCTTCCTGAAGCCTTGACTACCTACAAAGGCGAACCTCTTAATTCTTTAGAGCGTTCTGAAATGCAACGTCACCTGTCTATGGGACCATTGCGTGAGCGTTTGGAACGTATTATTCTTCAAGACCCTGCATGGCGTGAAGGTTTTGAAGCATATAAAAATAGTAACCTCCAGATCAGTGAAGGTTACCCACTTTATTCTCAACAGTTCTATCAGCTCGTGGATCAAGCATTTCGAGATGCTAAGGATGAAGCCATGCAAAACGTTCTTCGGGATAATCCCGATCTACGTGACCGTGTTGAAACCCGCGAAACCAGGAAAGCTCTTAGCAAAGCCGGAGCTTACGAAAGAATCCTTCAACTTCCTAAATAATGGCAGTTACTAAAACAACTTATACCCAAGCGGGTGCTACAACTCAATATGCGGTGCCTTTTGAGGTTATCGCTGCTGCAGACATTGACGTTTACATCGAGGGTGTTCTGCAGCTACAACAAAATACAACTTCTACTGCCGGTCCAACTCACCCTCAAGTAATTTCTGGTGAGATTACCCAAGGTACGGCTCTAATTAACTATACTGTTGCGGCTAATAACGCAACTATTACGTTCAATACGCCCCCCACAGTGGGGGCTTTTATTGTAGTTGAGCGTACAACAGACGACACGTTGCTGGAAACCTTTGTTTCTGGCTCTACTGTACGTGCTGCTGACCTTAATAACGCATTTGAACGAGTTCTTTTTATTGCTCAAGAAGGCGTTAACATTGCTAGTGAAGCTTTAACTCCTGCAGAAGATGAAGATAACGCATTTGATGCTAATGGAGACCGGATTAGTAATCTTGGCGATGCTACTGATGACAACGATGCAGTAAATCGTGGTCAACTTGGTAAAGTTATTACTGATGATTTGATTGCAGGTGAGGGTATTGACCTTACTGATGCTAATGGTGGCACTAATTCGGGTAAACAAGTTACTATTTCTGCTGAGCTTAGTACTGCTTCTAATCCTGGTGTAGTCCAAGTCAACGCAACTACCCCTATTACTGCTACTTATGCTAATCCTGGTGAGCTAGAACTGTCTATTGCAGACGGTGCTATTGATATTGCCAAGATTGATCCTAATGATATTGTTACTTCTACTGAGCAAGACTCTGGTATTACAGTTAACAATACTAGTCTGTTCACTACTAGTGCTGCTGCTAAACGGTTTGACACCCTTGTTCAAACTGGTACTCCTTCTGGCTCTAACTGGGAAGTTGGTAAGACCTGGCTTCAAAATGACGCTAACTTGACCCTTTCTGTTTGGAACGGTAGTGCATGGTTGGGTATTGCTTCTGGTGGTACGTTTACGAACCAACCTAAGGTTGTCTACGTTGATGCTACTGCTGGTGATGACAACAACGATGGTCACCGTGTTAGCCGTCCTAAGGCAACGATTAAAGCAGCCATCAACCAAATCAATGCTGACTCTACTTATGGTGATGGCAGTATTGTTGTAGTTGCTCCTGGTGTCTACCAAGAAGTTGCTCCTATTCAAATCCAGAAGCGTGACGTGTCTATTGTTGGTACGTCACTGCGTAGCTGTGTAATTCACCCAACAGCTGCTACTGAAACTGAAACCCTGTTTGAAGTTAACAGCGGTACCTATCTTCAAAACCTTACCTTTACTGGTGTTAAGGCTAGAGGTACCCGTGGTGAGTCTGGTTCTCTTTATGAGGATGCTACTTACGGTCTGCCTGCTACCCAAGGTTGGAACATTGCATTCCTAGCCGGTGCAACTATTGTCAAGTCTCCGTATATTCAGAATTGTACTAACTTCTCTGATAGCGAGATTGATAACGATAATCTGGCATTCTACGGTGCTACTGAAGACAAAGGTCGTGCTGGTGACCTTGACTCTGCCATGACTGGTGGTGGTTTGCTTGTTGATGGTTCTGTTGTCGATAGCAACTCACCTCTTCGTTCAATGGTGTGTGATAGCTACACCCACGTTGGTCTTGATGGTCCTGGCATCCTTGTTACTAACAACGGTTATGTTCAGGCTACCAGTAGCTATGCATTCTTTAACCACTTCCACATTGCTTGTATCAATGGTGGTCAAGCAAACCTTGCAGCAAGTACGACTGACTTTGGTCGGTACTCTTTGATTGCTGATGGTCAATCTCCTACACCGATCTTTACCGCTCCTCTTTCGACCAACGCATCTGATGGTGATATTACCTTTACCATTGGTGCTCCTACTGCGTCTGGTACGTGGTTTGGTTCTGCTACCCGTCCACAACCCAATATGCTCGTTACTATTAACGGCATTACCTATCCCATCTTGTCTGCTGTGGCAAATGGTGCTGGGTGGGATGTGACGATTAGCCGTCCAGATCCTGCTAACCGTAGTCTTAATCTTGGTCTTAATGGAGCAGTAACTACTCCTAGCACTGTTTCTTTCTTCCTTCGTTCCATGATCGCAAGTAGCGGTCACACGATGGAGTATGTCGGCTCTGGTACTAACTACACCGCACTGCCTGAGAATGGTGGTGTACCCATTGAAGCTAACCAACGTGTTGAGCTAAATGACGGTGCAATCTGGACTGCTATTACTGACCACAACGGTAAGTTCACTGTCGGTGACTTCTTTGAAGTAGATCAACAACTTGGTTACGTTACTATTCCGTCTGGTTCTATTGCATTCGATCTTGCATCGGATGAAACTCCTCAACTTGGCGGTAACCTTGATGTTCTTAACCGCACTATCTCCAGTAGCACTGGAAGTGTTGTTGTTGATGATCAATTGGATGTTAACACCCATAAGATTGTTAACGTCACTGATCCTACCGCTGCACAAGATGCTGCTACCAAGAACTACGTTGACACTGCTGACGCTACTAAGCTGAGTCTTAGTGGTGGCACGATGACCGGTGCCCTTGGTGTGACAGCTGGTACGGCTGGTGCGCCTTCGGTGTTCATCTCTGGTGACACCAATACCGGCATTTACTCCCCCGGCGCAGACCAAGTAGCCATCTCGACTAATGGCACGGGGCGGTTGTTTATCGACAGCAGTGGTCGCGTAGGGGTGGGCACTACGACAGTTCAAGCGCCTCTGCATGTTGGCACGGCAAGCGCGTGGATAGATATTGGTGCCAGTGCTGGTAACAGGGCAAAAGTTGGCTATGACTCCAACAACCTTATTTTTGGCAGCAGCTCATCTGCAGGTCAATTTATTTTCAAAAATAATGTAACAAGCACTGATCATCCTAATAGCAGTGGAAGTGAGCTTGTCCGTATTGACTCTTCCGGGCGTGTTGGCATAGGGACTAATTCGCCTGGAGCAAGAATTCATTCCGTTGAAACTTCTGCTGCAGAGGGTTTGCGTGTTGACGGTGCAGCAGGTGGATTTTCTCTTGTTGTCAATGGTGGGACAGGTAGAGAAACAAGAATCAAGCAAGCAAGTATTGGTAATTCGTATGTTGCTAGTACACCGCCTACTGACGGATTGATTGTTCAAGGGTCAGTAGGGATTGGCACT